TAAAAAGTAATTTTTAAAGCATAACTATTTCTATCAAGGTCAGGATTTGCTAATATTTGCACTAAATTAATTCTTGGTTCAAAATTATTTAATACTTCAGCAACTTTTCTTTGTAAGTTAAGAGCAGTAAGAGGTGTCATTGGTTCAAACAATATTGATCTTACATCACTACCTATTTCAGGATGAAAACCTCTCTCATAATGATTTGTGTTAATTAAATTTCTAACACTTCTCTTAACAGCCTCAACATCTGTTAATTTGTTAACATCATTAGTAACAATATTACGACCAAAATTTAAATCTAAATCTTTATAGATTCTACTTGCTCGTTTAGAGTTATTATTAGTGCTAGCGTCATAGTTTGGCATATCACTTATATTTATACTCTAACCAGAGAAAACATTAGAAGAACCTGAAGTCATTTTTCCTGCGTCTGCACTATCACCTATTCTTGCAACAAATTTACCTGCAACTCTAACGGTTGATGAACCTGCGTTTACATTTGCAACGTGAGGCGCACAAGGTGGTAAAGGTGGAAAAGGATGTGATACCGTAGGATCACTAACTCTCGCAATTAATATGCCATTTGCTCTAACCGTAGATTGACCAGGAGTATCTAACGTAGTTGTACCTGTACAAATATGACCTGTACTTAAACTATCTCCTTTTCTACTAATTGCTGGCATTATCTACTTGCTTCTCTAGCCGCTTTTAACGCAGCTCTTCTCTTTTCTAGTATTATTGCTTGTCTAATTTTTCTACCCATTGGTATATTGACAGATGTTTCAATCAATTTACCTTTTTTGCTCGTATATGACACTCCGATAACTTTATCTTTGTAATCACCTTGAACAGACATTACTGCTTTCTTTAAACTTAATGCTTCTTTTTCTTTTTCATCACCATTTTCATTCCAAAACTTAAATATTCTCATTTTTTTCATAATTTTATGCTCCGTTAAACGAATCTTCATCTAAAAGGTCAAATTTTACTTCATCTTTCCAAGAATCATCTTCTTTTTCGCAACGACAATGTACACAAACAACGGTTTTTTCTTTTTCGCCGTAGTTTTGCTCACATTTTTCGCCACAATGACATTTATAACCGCAATTTTGACAAAATTCGTGTTTTTCTTTCATTAAATTATTTATCCTGCGAATCAAAACGCATTTTTTGTCAATGTTCTCACTTTGTTCTCATTTTTTATCAAAAAAAGTTGATTTTTCTTGTATTTTAAGGGTTTTTTCGCTTGACTTTTGCCCGAATCTATGGTATATTAATAGAATAAGGAGAAAACATTATGATAAAAGTAGAAAAAACAGCAAAAACATTAGACGAAGGTATTAAAAACCTTATGTCGGGTGCAAAACAAGACTATGTAAGAATGTCAACTAGTAACGGAAAAGAATTAGTTGGTTATTCTAAAGAACAAGTTGATAATTGGGATAAAAAAACTAGAGTTATGCCTGGTAAAAAGTACATTAAGATAGTACAAGATACAGGTGTTTTTTGTTTTATCGCAAAAGAAGACTTTAAACACTTTAAAAAAGGTGATATATTAAAAGCGGCGGGTTATAATGCGCCTGCTTTAAATTCTGCCAGAGGTAATGTACTTACTGGTAATTATCCAATTCAATGGACTGGTCCATTATACTTAAAATAAGGAGAAAAAACACTATGTATAAAAAAATATTAGAATATACTACAATAATTATGTCAGTTGTAGGTACCTTTTGTATGATTGGTGCTGCTGGCGCAATTGATGGTGGATACAAAGGTGTTCCAATGAATGATAATTGGGCATTATGTGGTTCGCTATTCTTTTTGGGTGTTGCTAGTTTTATATTAGCATTATACTCACAAGCATTGTATTCTGAACAAAAATAACTAGATAGAAAAACTAGTACCACAACCGCACGAAGAAGTTGCTTTTGGATTTTTAAATGTAAAAGCAGATTCAAAGTCGTCATAATTATAATCTAATTCCATACCCATAAGGTATAATTCATAATCTCTACTTACTAATAATATATCATCTACTATAACATCATCTATTCTATCTTCATCATCAAAAGACCATTCGTAATTAAAACCAGCACAACCACCACCTTTTACATCAAGTCTAACATAATTCTTTTTATGTTTTTCTCTTAACTCTCGTAATCTTAATAATGCGTTGTCCTGTATTTTTATCACTTTAATTTATCTTCCCATTCCGTAATTAAATTAGATAATACTTGAAACGGATAGTTTCTAGCAACCATATCGTTTCTAATATCTTTTACATCTTCTAATAAATCTTTTGCACTAATTCTTTTTGCTAATTGTTCTTTGTTATCTGCGTCTTGTTTCATTTGAGCAGTCATAACATCACTTAATTTTTGTGTTCTTTCTTCAGTCATTTATTGGTTCCAATTCTTGTTGCATTTTTTCTGATTCTGTTTGTTTAGGTTCTATTAATGTAGAAACTAAATGTACTCTTTCACACTCACTACCATTAAAAAAATTATGATACTTTGTGTTGTCTGTTATATATGCCGCTCCATCAGCAGGCATATGAAAGGCAATATCCTCTATTACCATTTTATTTCCTAAATTTGTTATTATAGGTATATGTAGTCTTTTTTCTGGATCTCTATGCCAACTTAAACAACTTCTAGGTGGTTTCATTAAAAATCTCATACGACCAATATTAAATTTTGATCTAACTATATTATATACTTCTTCAACATATGTACCTTTAAACTCTGGACACAATTCAGTATATTGAGATTCTTTTACAGGTTCTAATCTTTGTTCTTCGTGGTTAGTAGAGTCTGGATAAGTCCAGTATAAACCACGAACATTACCACCTTGTATAGAGTTTTCATCACCAGGTATTCTATTTACACAAATAGCATTAAAATCAAACTTTGTTTTATCGTCTGTTCTAAAACCTAAATGATATTTAAAATCAAGGTAGGCCTTACCAAGTTTTTCTATGTCTATTTTAAGATCAACTCTATCGTGGTGTTTACTAATATGTTCATTTAACATACTACTATTTATTAGAGTATATCAAAGGTGCCTAGTATCATACAGACTATAACATAACCTATATAACAAAGTAAAAGAAACCCTATTATCTTTTCCCACCAACTAAACATTGTTAACAGGTTCGCAACCAACCTCAAGGTGTTCAACAGATAAATGGCCGTCTTCATCTAATAGTTGTTCTATTGTTAAATCTTTTTTCATTTGTGCAGCCACCAGGCATTGTTCTTTAGTATCAAATACCCTTGGTGGATCTTCGTACATAGTATTACATTCAAATACCGTAACGGCACAGATTATCGCATACATTTTAAACATAGAACTATTTAGAGAAATTTCCGATTTTTTTTTTATGATTTGCTTCGATTCGGCGATTTTTGCGGTATTAGGTACTCTAAGCACTTCTCGGAGCGTTCCTACATCACTATGTATAATTATTGGATTTTCAACACCTTGTGTACAAACCATTTGAGAAATCGTTTAATATGTCTATTAACATATTTGTTTAGAAAATAACGTACACTTCTCACTAGAATTAAGATAGGTGAAGATAAGACATCAAACGCAATAAGACCAATATCTACTGATAAGTCAATCCAATGGTCAATTGTAGACCATTTCTTAAATCTTTGCCATCTACTAGTAACTGGCCGAAAAAATTTTGACCTCTTTTTTCTGTCTTTTTCCATCTGTACCAGTATCTCTTTCTTTTGTCTGATTCTCTTTAGATGTTGTTTAAGTCTAAACCTTTGAATAGGCGTCATTCCCATAGTGACCTCCCAATAGTATATTTAGGGTTGAAGGCCGACTTTTAGAGTAAAAAAATAGTCCGAAAAAATTTTTAGTTATTTAATTAAGAAACCAGGCCAGTATATATCTAATGATTGTTATTGCATTTATAGATTAAAAAGCTGGCCTAGTTTTAAATGCTCGTCCTATATATAGGAAATCCTATGGGTTTAAATCTATTGTAGAGCCTCGTATAGTTGTAGAGCCTGTTGTATTATGTGTAGTAGTACCTTCTACGGTTTTTGTTTCATTACCTTGTACATTTAAATTATAATTACCTGCAACATTACAATTAAAGTCTGCCCCTACATCAAAGTTAAACTGGCCTGTTTTTGTAACTACATTTAGGTTGCCGTTATCTACTTGTATATTAACATTTGCGTTTGGCCCTACTTGTATATCGTAGTTGTTATCAGCCGTACCACTCTTGTTAATATAAACTTTATGGCGGCCGTCTATGGTAATATCACTATTGCCTTTTATGTAGTGTTTGTTATCTGCGTTTGTTATATTAAAATAGCTGGCCGTATTAAGGTCTATTCTATTGCCAGCTGTATCTATTTCATAACCTGTGCCAGAGGAATGTCTTTCGTGTATTCTATAATGATTTGTTCTTACACCATCTTTGTCTATTGTAAACGAATCATCATATTCTCTAACGTGGCCGCTTTCTGATTCAAATACGTGATTATAAGGATAGACTGCGTTGTATGTAATTGCTGGTTGTGACCAGTTATCTGTATCGCTGGCCTGAATATTACTGCCTACCTCATCAAAGTCAGCGGTAGGTATATTTTCTTCTCTGGCCGCTTTACGTGCTGTCAGCGTGCTGTGTTCTTTGTCAGGATTGTTAACGGCCAGTCTATTGGTATCTGGTTCGTCTTTTTGTTTAGGATATACAGATACGCCAGTTGGTTCGCCGTTTTCATCTAATCTGCTATTAGGATCATAAAAGCCGCTTGCCGTTTTACCTAATTCACTAGGCTGGCCAGGCATTGTGCCTACTACGACCATCTCTTGCATTAAGTCATTGCCATCTCTAAAGTATCCCCATACCCAACTGCCTTCTACAATAAAACTAGGTGACTGGCCAAGACCAGATATGCCTGCTGATGTAGATGGCAATATAACAGACGCCCAAGGCAAGTCTGCTGTGGCGATTTTACTTTTATCGCTTGTGTGTATGCCTAGTGCTCGTACTCTTAGCCTGCCGAGTTTCTGCGGATCGTGTCTATCCTCTACTACACCTACAAACCATTTAAATTCTGAAATTCCTAGAAATGCCATTTTATTTACC